GAATCACAACTACCCAGACCAGGGGAATCCCTTAAATCCCAACAGACCCCAAAAAGCGGCCACTTTCTTTCCCCCTCATCCTGCCGTTATGTTGCAATTTTATTATGAATTTGCAACAAAATGCGGCGCGCGGGGCGGCGTGGAGTTTCGCCACGGTCCTGGCGGAGCGTGGTTTCGGTTTTTTGGTCCTTGGCCTGTTACTGCGCGCCGTTCCGGAGCGGGTGGTCGGGCTGATCGCCATCGCCTCGGCCATTTCCGAAATGGCGCGGATGATCTCTTTGAGCGGCGCCGGTGAACAGGTGCAGGCACATCCCGGTGATCGCGCGGTGGAGGCGGGGGCGTTCTGGTCGCAATGCCTGACCGCGCTCGGCGCCATGGCGCTGTTGTGGCTGCTCGCGCCAAAGCTTGCCGGGCTCTATGCGCAGCCGGCCCTGACGTTGGTGCTGCGCGTCATGGCCGTGAATATTTTTCTCACCGTCTTTCTGGTCGTGCCGTCAGCACGGTTGACCACGAATTTCCGCTTTCGCACGCTGGGGCTGATCTCCTTGGGCAGCACGCTGCTCGGCGGCGTGACGGCGTTGCCCTTGGCCTATTCCGGGCGGGGGATCGCGGCGCTGATCGATCAGCGCATGGTCGGCATCGGGTTTTACGCGCTGGTGGTGGCGGCGGCGGCGCGTTGGCGGCCGCCGCGCCCGCCCGCCTGGCCGGTGCTCCAGGCCAGTTTCCGCTTTTCCTGGCCGCTGATGCAGGCGGCCGTCGTCGATACCATGGCCATGAGCGGCTATGTGATGCTGGTGGGGCTGATTGTGCCGCTGGCGGATCTGGGGCGCTTTCGCATCGCGCAGCGGCTGGTCGAGGTCTTGCAAGAGCTCGCCTTCCTGCCCGCGCGCAAAATTTTTCTGCCGGTTTTCGTCGCCGTGCGCGGCGAGCCGGCGCGGCACGATGCGGTGGTTCGGCAGATGCTCGACATGCTGTCGATGAGCATTTTTTTCGTCAGCGCCGTGTGCGGCGCGGCGGCGACGCCGATCGTGCTGCTGTTGTTCGGGCCGCGCTGGGCGGCGGCGGGACCGGTGTTTGGCATCCTCACGTTGATGGTGCCGGCGGCGGCTTTGTATGGCGTGGTCAACCCGCTGCTGACGGCGGCGCGGCGCACCCGGCTGGTCGCATATGTCGCCTGGGCGAACGCCGTGACGATCATGCTGGCGGCATGGCTCGGCGCGCCGTTCGGCTTGCGGGCTCTGGCCTGGGCTCTGGCGGGGCGGGGCGTGTTGGGCGCAGCACTGTTTCTGGCGGCGCTGAAGCTCGGCTTGCGGTGGCCGCTGAGGCCGATGGCGCAAATGCTGGCGTTGCCCTGCCTGGCCCTGCTGGTGGCGCGGCTGGCGGCGCTGGCGGCTCTGGCCGCTTGGCCGGGGCTGGGCCTGGTGGCGCAGCTCTGTCTGGCGGGCGGCGTGGCGGCTGCAGCGTTCATCCTGGCGGTGATGGTGGCGGCGCCAGTGCGCATTCTGGGCATGATGGCGCGGCTGCGGCGCGCGTTTCTGGCACCCCACCTTGTATAGCTTATTATGGCTTATCCCTTGTCCCGGCCTGGGGTTGCTGGTTCAATGGGCCGGACCATGACAGACCATACCGCCCCCTTCCGGTTGCTGAAGCCAGCCCACCGGCATGCCGCGCTGGTGTTGACGTCAGCCCATTCCGGGCGGCGTTACGACCCCGCTTTTCTCGCGGCGTCGCGTCTGGATGCGACGGAAATTCGCCGCAGCGAGGATAGTTTCGTCGATGAGCTGTTTGCCGCGGGGCCGGAGCTTGGCGTGCCGCTGCTGGCCGCGCAGTTTCCCCGGGCCTATTGCGATGCGAACCGCGAGGCCTGGGAGTTGGACCCGCTGATGTTCGCCGATGCGCTCCCCGAGCATGTGAACACCACCAGTCCCCGCGTGCAGGCGGGGCTGGGAACGATTGCGCGGATCGTCGGCAACGGGGAGCCGATTTACACAGGAAAGCTCCGCTTCGCCGAGGCGCAGGCACGCGTGGAGACGTGCTGGCTTCCGTTCCATGAGGCGCTGGCGGGGCAGATCGAAGAGACGCTGGCGCAGTTCGGCACCTGTCTGGTGATTGATTGCCATTCCATGCCGAGCCTGCCGGGACGCCATGCGGCGAAGGCCGACATCGTTTTGGGCGACGGGTTCGGGACCAGCTGCGCGCCGGCCTGGACGGATTTTCTCCACGCCAGCTTGGCGGCGCTGGGGTTCCAGGTGCGGCGCAACGACCCGTACGCCGGCGGTTTCATCACGAGGCATTATGGCCGGCCACGCGAGGGGGTGCAGGTGATCCAGCTCGAAATGGCGCGCGGACTGTACATGAACGAGCAAGATTTTACGCATAGCCGGAATTTCTCCGAGATACAGAGGCGCATGACGGCGCTGCTCTCCAAGGTGATCGAGGCGCGGGCGATTTGGGAACGCTTTCTCCCCAACTGCAGGGCCGCCGCCGCGGAATAAGAAGCGGCGCACCCTGTTGTGACAACTGCCTAGAAGAATTCAGCCCGACGGCGTGAGAAAAATTTTTGCAGCGCAGAAACAGTGCTGCGGTTTTTTCAAAAAACCATTAATATCAAATGCTTGATTGGGTTAGGCGGAGCGCCAATCAAAGCCAACCTGATTTGTCGTCCCGGAGGGCTGGGTGGGAAGGCTTTACGTCCCCGCTTGCACCCCTTATGAGCCTTGTCGCGGTCCGGTGTTCCCGGTCCCGCTGCGGAGGGGTGGCCGAGAGGCTGAAGGCGGCGGTTTGCTAAACCGTTATACGCTGTCAAGGCGTATCGTGGGTTCGAATCCCATCTCCTCCGCCATCTGAACTTTTCACAACCTCCCAGACATCCCCAAAACCCGCTGAAAACGCCGATTTTTTCCGGTTTTCAGTTCCCGCATCTTGCCATTCATACCCGGTTCATCCCAAAAAAAGCCGGGTACATTCCCGGGTACCGATCCGAGACGAACCGGGTACATTGGCAGGGGCAAGTGGGGGATGCTGACAGACGCAAAGGCGCGGAACGCAAAGGCCGCAGAAAAGCCATACCGACTCGTTGATTTTGGCGGATTGTTCCTGTGGGTGACGCCATCTGGCGGGAAAATTTGGCGCCTCCGGTACGAGTTCCAGGGAAAGGAAAAGCTCCTGTCCCTCGGACCATACCCGGAGGTCGGGCTGGCAGATGCCCGGGACAAGCGCGACGCTGCCAAGGCGCTGCTGCGCGACGGTCGCGACCCGTCTATGGAGCGCAAGCTAGCCAGGGCCGCCGGGCAGCTATCGGTCGAGAACAGCTTCAAGGCTGTGGCGACGGCCTGGCACACAAAGCAGGCGCCGAATTGGACGGAGCATCACGCCGGCGACGTGATGGACAGCCTCAAGAAGTATGTGTTCCCAGCGCTCGGCGAACTGCCCATCGCCGAGATTGAGACGCCGGCTGTCGTAAATGTGATTCATGCGATTGAGGCGAACGGCGCGCCGGAAACGGCCCGGCGGGTGCGCCAGCGCATATCGGCGGTATTCGTCTATGCCGTGGCGCTTGGTCTGGCGAAAAACGATCCGGCGCATCTGGCGCGCGGCGCCCTGGCGCCGATGAAGAAGGGGCGGCAACCGGCCATCACCCAGCTTGAGCCGCTTCGGGACATGCTGCGTGCGGCCGAGGCGATACCAGCTCACCCAGCAACCCGTCTTGGCCTGCGCCTTCTGGCTCTCACCGCCGTTCGCCCGGGCGAGCTCCGCGGCGCGCGGTGGGGTGAGTTCTTGGGAATGGATGGGCATGCCCCCCTCTGGGAGATCCCGGCCGAGCGCATGAAGATGAAGGTCGCGCATGCGGTGCCGCTGGCGCGCCAGGCGGTCGAGATCATCGCCACGATCCGAGGATTAACCGGCCGTCACCCGTTGGTGTTCCCAAGCGCGCGGCACGCGCACCGACCGATGAGCGAAAACGCCCTCGGCTATCTCCTGAACCGGGCCGGCTATCATGGGCATCATGTGCCGCATGGATTTCGCGCGGCGTTCTCGACCATCATGAATGAGGCGCACCGGGCGGATCGGCAGATCATCGACCTGATGCTCGCCCACGCGCCCAAAAATGAAGTGGAGGGCGCGTATAACCGCGCCCTCCATGCTGATCGTCGTCGAGAACTGGCCCAGATTTGGGCCGACATGCTGCTGGATGGATTTATGCCGCCCGGCGATCTTGTGCAGCTGGTGCGCCGGTAGGGCGGCGCGCTGCGGCCTTCTCGGCAATCCAGTCATCGATTTCAGATTTGAGCCAGCGAACCGTACGGGGTGCCAGGGATACGCTAGATGGGAATGTTCCAGCGTCCATCATGCGGTAGATGGTCGAGGTTCCAAGCGACACGCGCGCCCGGACCTCGTGGATGTCAAGCAGGACCAGATCGCTCGTTGTCTCAGACATTAGGCGCTTTCCTCCGTTCTCGACCGTCCAACAGTGCGCCGGCGGCACATCCCGCCGCGCTCCAAAAATACCGCGCCATTTCTTCAGCCCCATCAGGTGTAAATTCCATACGGCTCAACTCTTGCCCGGTGTGCTGATCTACGACGCGCAGGATCACTACGCCTGGGGCATCTTCGACCACGATGCGGCGCATGGTGGGGAGAACGAACGCCGGCTGATGATGGCGACGCTGGATCGGGCGGTTAGCCATCGATATTCCCCTTCCGCACGTCGAAGGTCAGGGCGACGATCCACGGGTCTGCATCCCAGGAATCGATGCCGTTAATCTGCTCCCAGAGCGCGCCGTACCAGACCTTCGGAGCAAGGCCGCAACCTTCTCCGGGATAGCCCTCTGCCCTCGCATCCTCCTCGCTGATGTCCTGAAGCCTCTGCACCCGCACGTCGGTCACGGTCAGCGTCAGGCGGCTCGCCCAGCGCGGCATATGTATCGAGGGGCGAGAACGATAATGAGGGCATGGGGGATAGTCGGGATGGTCGGCGCGGAAGAAAGCGCCGTCTCGGCCCAGGCTATCACCGGGCGCGGATATGGCTGGGCCGTCCCCCGCGCAAACATGCCACCAGCTCTCACGCACCCAGAGCCGATCGCCGATGGCAAAGCGCAGCCGATTCTGTAGGCTTTGAGGATTGTTGCCATACCAGCAACCAGCTTCATCAACCGAAGCCGGCTGCGGCTTCAAAAACCGCCGCGTCTGCGTCTTCGTGCCGGCGAGCAGGGCGCGCACCATCGGCGCGGAAAAGAGGATCGGACGGTCAACCATTTGGCGCCTCCCGCCATTCCCGGTTGGGCGTTCGCAACCGATCTTCGTGCAGCTGGGCCACAAAATCAGCCGCCACATGCCCCGGATTGCGACGCGCTTCGTCGACCAAATGCTCCAAGTCTAAGTCACGCAGCTTGGCCAACATGTGGACGTTCATTTGCGCCACATCATCCAGCGTCGGGAGGTCGGTCATGCTGCGGCTTCCAGAAGGGGCTCACGGTAGATGATGCGGTGATCCGCCGGCAGATATTCGCGGAAGGCTTTCACAGCTTCGTCCAGGTCTGGGTGGCGCTCACCCACGCCGCCCCCGCTCTGCCGCTGCCAGAACGACAGGCGCATGATGCGCGGTCCGGCAGGATCGAGCGCGCAACGAATCCGTGCCTCGTGGCACAGAAAGACAAGGCGGGTGAGACCGGAGCCGTCGAACGTCGCCATCCCATGGCGCCAGATCAGGGATATGCCGTTCCCATAGCCCCAGTGCAGGGTGTCCCAGGCGATCGGGCAATTGTAGATGCCGCCGCCGACCATCCCGAGAATGTCGAAAACGCGCGCCTGAAAGTCAGATAGCTTATCCGGGGCCGCGGCCCAGCCGATCACGACGCCGTATTGGTCGCGCTTAGGCTTGCGGTTCGCAACCTTCTCCTTGCCATAGGGGATATTGCTTTCCACCCAGTCGGCGTGGTCCATTCTTGCGTAGCTCATCAGTGCATCGCCTGAATGACGGCCGTACCGGCATGGCCGACCGTCGCGACCATGCCCTGCTGCGCGAGCAGATCCATCATGTCGCCCAGCCACTTGCGCGCCGTACGCGCGCACCGGACTCCGAGAAGATCGGTCCGGTTGAGCGCCGAGATAATGCCATTAGCGAAGCGCAGGACTTCGTCGTCTGTCATGGACGTGCCAGCCGCGAGGCCAGCTGAATACGATGCTGAGTCGGTCGATACTGCGTTTGTCACAGAATTTCCTCCGTTTGAGTGGTGGAAGCGCGGCCCTCGGCGATCAGTGCATTCGGATCTTCGCCAAGGAACAAAAGGGCAGCGCGCCAGGCGGCCGTTTGTTCGGGAGAAAGGTCATCCTCGTGCCAGTTGGCCGGCATGGCGTGGTCGACCAGGCCACGGATGACCGCCTTCGAGATCTCGAAATCATCCTGCCGCGCGCGCAGATGCTCGCTCACCTGGTCAGGCAGGATCCAGGACACCGGAAAGGCGTTCTCATCGCGGGCCCGGACGAAATCGGATGCCGATAAGCATAGGCGCCCCAGCGCATCGAAGCAGATGGGATTTAGCCCAAGGGCCGGCTGAACGTAGCGACGATCAGCCCACTGGTCGAAAGTGTCGAATTTCTGCTCGCGCTCGATGTCCGAAATTTTCCGGCTGGCCTTGGACGCCGATGCGATGCTGGAGCACAGGTCATTGGCTACCGTCCGGGCGGCGGGAGCGCGCTTCCAGACATAGCTGCCGAAGCCGCGGGGCCCCAGTACAATATGGCCAGACCGCACGAGGGCCGTCATGAGCTCCTCGGCTCCACGCTTGGCGTTGAGCGGTTCCAAGCCATCGTCCAGCTCTATGAGCCAGCTCTTCACGTCGTTCCGTGAAAAGGATCTGGCGGTGCGCATGCGTGCATGCACACCCTGGATGGCCTCGGCCGTCGGCCGCATCCGCTTCACGACGGACCTCACTGGGGCACCCCGGTGACCACGGCCGCAGTGATCAGGATCATTACGCCGGCCAAAAACAGCGCGGTGATTGTCGCCAGCTCGAACAGGCTTCGCCAGGGATGAGCGAGGATGTCGCCACCAGCGATCCGGAGCTTCAATCCAACGGAAGGTTCTTGGGAAAGGCTGCGCATGAAGTCCTCATCATTCCAACAAGGACTAGATGACAGATTATCTGGCATAAGACAAATGGAAAATACAGAAAATCTGACATCAATGCCAAGCGACGTCCCATCTATGTGTGGAAAACGATCCGCCTGCAGCAAAGCGGCGATATGTCAGCTACTCGCGTGACGCTAGTTTGGGGGGCGGGTCCCGGGACCCTTAAGTCGGGACGGATTTCGGCTGGCTTGGCAGGGGAAGCCGACGCCGGTGCAGCGTTAACAAATCTGTTAACGGTAAGAGAATAGCCGCTTTCCAGATAGTGATAAATACCTGATTTTGCATGGTATTTATGCCAAGATGCAGCCTTGTTGCCGTGTCATAACGCCGGGTTAATGGCGCTTAATTTGAAGGGTTCCGGGGGCTTTTGACCTGCCTGCGGTTTGATCTTTCAGACTCGACTCTGACTGCGATCTAAGGCTTAATGTTCACGATTTGTTCCAATCGAGGCGTCCTTGATACAACCCTGCGTTTCAAAGGTTATGTTTCGTCGGCCCAGTCCAAGCAGCCTATTTCCTCCGGGGCATCACCCTGCGGATATGCCCGATTCGCCGCCGTCTAATTTTGATCCACAAGACCCGGAAGAGGGATCGTCCCGTGAGCCGTCTCCTCGGGAGTCGCAAGAGCTTCTTGCAGTGCAATTGCAAGGGCGTAGGGGACGTTGTCGTAGGACCCGCGATATATCCAGTCCATTGTGAGTTTGGACTTCTCGCAGAGGCGGACCATAGCCTCTTCGGATGGTTTGTTGGGTTTCTTGCTGTTTAAGGCCACCGCGTTGGCCCAAGCGGTCCGGCTCATGCCAACATAATTCGCCATTTGTTGGTCCGTGGCGCCAGCGACTTTTTGAAGCGCCCGGAGGCGGATCGCAACGCTGTTTCGGAGCGAGAGGTCGGCAGTCTTTGTCATGGCGGCAACCTGCCAGAAACGCGGACACAGCGTGTGCCCGATGATCTGTCAAAATAACTGTTGAGTAATGACAGATTATCTGTCATCCATGGCGGCATGGAAGAATGCACCCCCGTTATAGAAGCTCGCACCCTCATTCGTGATCTCGGCGGAGCATCGGTGGTCTCCAAAGATCTTGGGGTCGGCCGTAGCGCTGTTTCGATGTGGGCCAGCGCAGGTATTCCCGCAAAGTACTGGCCAGCGATAATTCGCCTTGCCTCAGCCAAAGGTTTGCCCAGTGTGACGCTGGAGAGCCTTGAGCGCCATAAAGCGCCGCACCGGCCGAGTACTGCAACCGCGCCGTTATCAGGGGAGGCGGCATAATGTCCCCTGAACACGCCCGCCTTGCGATCTTGCTGCAGGAGGCCGCCCAGAAGCGCGGCAGCCAGGCTGCTTTGGCGCGAGACCTTGAGCTGACCAAGGCAGCGGTGAGCGACCTCATCAACAGCAAGCGCTTCGTTACCGTCAACCAGGCCCTTCGGATCGAAGAGGTGCTGGGCGTGTCGGCGCGTGAACTCCTCATCGAAGCCTGTGTTGCGAAGGTCGATGAGGAGCTGGAACGGGTGAGGGGGCAATAATGAGGTCAGTGTCCAGCCCTTCGAACTGCGGCATCAAGAGATTCAAGCATGGCGCTAGTCGGCAGGCCAGAGCAGTCGGGGGCCTTAACCGTTTGACCAAAGCGGACCGTGTTATCGATGGTAGACGCAACCCAGCGGACTTCGCGCATTCCGTCGGTTGGATCTCCGCTCCAAAGATTAACGGCAAACTGCATAGCATCGAAGCGGACGAGGCCGGTCGCGGTTTTTGTCCAGTCGGCGTCGCGAACGCCACATTGCTGCGCCTCGCCAATCAGCATGGCTGCGACCATGTCAGTCTCCATGTCTTGGCGAAGCATTGCTTCTCTTTGGTTGGTGGGTGTTTGTGCGACGGCGACAGTAGGACAGGCCAGGGCCATCAGGATCATCAGCTTCTTCATGGTTTGCTTCCTTTCGCTACCAGAAGGTTAGCGCGGGCGGCGGGTCGAGTCATCTCAGCGTTGGCGGTTAGCGCCGTCCCCAATCTTTCCCAGGGCTCAACACGGCGCTGCGCCCATTGCGCCGTGCCGTTGCCTCCTGGTCGGTGGGGCATGTGCCTGCCGTGTCTCTACGCATCATGATTTCTGTTCTCGCCGGCATTGCCATGGCGGTCCTGGTCGATGTGGTGATCGTGTTCGTCCATCGCCGGGTTTGCACCTGAGTTCACACTTTATCCTCGTCTATTCCGTCTTTTGAGGAATTTCAGATGACTTTGTACGCTGAGCCTCCTGCGGTGAAGCCGCCGATCACTTTCCCCAGGATGGCGGCTTGCCCTTCAGCTGTTCGGCCAGCGTTTGGCCGTTTGTTTTCGTCAAACTTGCGGTCCGAGCGCGATAGCTCCCCAGCGTCATGCAACGGATTCCGCAAGTTTTTAGCCACGAACTTCAACCCTGCTCCTTTCATGTCTGCACGTCCATTCCGAGAAGGTAGGGGAATGACATGCGAAAAAGTAGCGGAGCATCGCACCACAAATTTTGCGGAGAGGACCCGGTGAGCAGCACCGTCAACGATCTCATTATCGATCACTATGGACCTCTCGCCAGTCGGCGAAAGATCCTGGCCGGCCACGCCGCGGTGACGATCAGGACCGCTGAAAATTGGCTGTGCCGGGTCTGCCAGCCTCAGGCCGATAGCCTCAAGGCCCTCTGTGACAGCAATCCGGAGTTCAGACGATCACTCATTGAGTGGCTTGAGGGGAAATAATGATCCTGGCTTTGATTACAGAATTCGGTTGGTGCGGCTTCGGGAAGCTGAAGGACGAGATATTTCCAGGCTATCGGCTCGGGTTTGTCCGGATCTCCTACGCGCGCGGTTCGCTCAAGGACGCGATCATCAAAGCGGTCAAGGAATCTAAGGCCGCGAAAGAGGGCTGCGACCAATGACTCAGCGCGCAGCGTGTGACGTTCTTTCGGTGAATGTAGAGGTCCCTCCCGACGAAATCGAGCGGTTTAAAAAGGATTGGTCGGCTCTTCAGCGTCAAAGAGGTCCCATTCAACTCCTACCGGAAGTTAAGCAAACTGCTTTACTTGATGCGGTGGACCTCTCGGCGCTGTTGCGGCGTGCGATTGAGGAAGCCGGATCGCAGAGGGCATTTGCCCGGGCGGCAGGCGTGTCCCCGCAATACATCACCCAGGTTTTGAGCCGGGAACGGGAGCCGTCGCAGGCGGTCCTTGATGCGCTCGGCCTCAGAAAGATCGTCAGATATCGCCAAGTTGGGAGTGCAAAGAATGGATAAGCCGGAGAACAGCTTCGCCTTCACCACGGAGGCGGCGGTGCTCGCCAAGGTGATGGCCAATGTCAGTGGGGCGATTGAGCGCCGTTCGACCGTGCCCATCCTCGCCAACGTCATGATGGCGGCAAGCGACGGCCGGGTGACCTTCACCGCGACCAACTTGGAGGTGACCATTGCCGAGGGCGTGCCTGCGTCGGACATCCGGGACGGCAGCGTGACGGTCTATGCGCCGGCGATTGCCCGCATCGCGAAGAGCCTCTCCCCAAATGATGTGGTTCGCCTCGAGGTCGCGGGGGATAAGCTCCGGGTCACATCCGGCGATTTCAGCGCCGAGCTGTTCGTGATCGATCCCGCAGATTTCCCGCGGCCGGGCCGGGCCGATATGGAGTTTCCTCACTCGTTCTCCATCGCCGGGCGGCGGCTGAAAGCGTGCCTCGATCACGTGTCGCATGCGATCAGCACCGAACTGACACGGTACTACCTCAACGGGGCCGTAATCGAAGCCACGGCAGGCGGTGGGGATGCTGAGCTGCGTGTCGTGGCAACGGACGGCCACCGGCTTGCCCTGATCAAAACGCCAAGCATCCCCGGTCTCTCGGCCTTCCCGGAAACGATCATCCCACGCAAAGCCGTGCATCAGCTGCGGAAGCTCCTCGCCCGCTACTCCGGTGACGTGCTGGTGCGGATGACGGACTGGCAAGCAGACGCCATGGCAAAGCATGCCTTGTCGAAGGAACAGAGACCAAACTACGTGTCGATGCCGGCGCTTATCACCTTTGAGTTCGGGCAGATGCTCGTCGCCGTGAAGCCGATCGACGGCAAGTTTCCGGATTATCGTCGCGTGATCCCGCAATCCCCCCAGAAGGTGCTCACAATCCAGCGTGAGACGCTCCGCGCGGGATTGGGCCGGGTGACGGCCATTTCGAGCGACCGATATATGCCGGTTGCGCTGAACCTGACACCCGAGAAGGTCATGCTAACGGTCAGGCACCCTGATCATGGGGCGTCCGAGACCAAGCTGAACGGCACGACGCAATATACCGGGGCCGCGCTGGAGATCGGGTTCCAGGGGCGATATCTGAGCGATGCCCTGGCGTCGTTTGGCGATGACCTTGAGATCCGCTTCGGCGACTCAGCTGCGCCAGTCACCCTCCGGACGGCGGGCGATGACAGCGCGCTTGAAGTCGTCATGCCGTGCCGGATCTAGCCGATGCCGATCCCTGAGACGCCCGGCCCCGGGCACAACGAGGGCGGTGTCGCCGGCGAGCGCCTGCGCAGCATCGTGGAACGCATCGAGCGCCTCGAGGAAGAGCGCAAGGCGCTGAGCGCCGACATCAAGGACATCTACTCGGAGGCCAAGAGCGCCGGCTTCGATGTGAAGGTGCTCCGGACTCTCATCAAGATCCGTAAACAAGAGCCGGCCGATATCGAGGAGCAGGAGAACCTGCTCGACGTCTATCGCCGCGCGCTGGGGATGTGAGCATGACCGACATCGTATTCCGCCTGGCCGCACCGCTGCCGCTCCTGAACGTGCAGCTCCGCCAGCATTGGGCCAACCGCGCCGCGGTGAAAAAAGACCTCGCCTGGGAAGTACTGGCCGTCCTCGGTCGCGCCAGGCCGGCCGCACCGATCGAGTTCGCCCAAGTGACGATTTGGCGCCACAGCATCCAGGCCCCCGACTGGGATAACCTGGTCGCCTCGGCCAAGAATCTGCTGGACGTTCTGCAGCCGGCGTCTGAGCGCCATCCCTATGGGTTGGGCGTTATTGCCAGCGACGACCAGGCGCACCTCAAGCTGGCTGTGCACCACGTCAAAGCCAAGACCAGGACCGAGCAGTGCACGCTTGTGCGTATCCGGCCGCTTGATGGGCCCGTGGCCGCTGTGGCGCAGGCTGATTGCCCGCTGACGCCGGGCGGCGGGGCAATGCTGCTGTCGTCCGGCGCGGCCGGGCTGATGGTGCGCGAGGAGGCGGCGTGAGCCTCTTCGAGCCATCTCCGTTCCTGTCGCTGCCTGAGCTGCAGGCGCGTGTCATCCTGGCTGATCCGCCATGGATGTTCAGAAACTACTCGGCCAAGGGGGAAGAGAAGAATCCCGCCGCGCAGTACGACTGCATGTCTCTCGATGAGATCAAGGCACTCCCAGTACAGGAACTGGCAGACCCGACCGGCTGCGTGCTGGTCATGTGGGCGACGGCGCCTATGCTACCGCAGGCGATCGAGACGATGGCCGCCTGGGGCTTCCAGTTCAAATCTGCGGGTGCCTGGGCTAAGCAGTCCAGCACCGGCAGCAAGTGGGCGTTCGGTACCGGGTATTGCTACCGCAGCGCGGCAGAGATCTGGCTGCTCGGCAGCATTGGCACCACGAAGCAGAAGGCGCGGAATGTCCGCAACCTTATCGTCGCGCCGGCGCGCGAGCATAGCCGCAAGCCGGAGCAGATGCGCGCCGACATCGAGCGCATGTGGGACGGCCCATACATCGAGCTTTTCGCACGCGAGCGGGCGGCGGGCTGGATGGCCTGGGGCAACGACATCAACAAATTTTCTGGGAGAGCCTGATGGGCCGTATTCGGACGATCAAGCCTGAATTTTTCACGAGCGAGGACGTGGTCGCTCTGACGCCGCTGGCGCGCCTGTTTTTTCAGGCGTGCTGGTGTGAAGCTGACCGGGAAGGTCGGCTTGAGTGGAAGCCGCGTACCATGAAGATGCGCTATTTCCCGTGTGACGACTGTGACATCACAGCCATTGCGCGCGAAGTGCTGGAGCAGGGCATCGTCAAGCTCTACGAGGCGGATGGGCAGCAATACGCCTATATCCCCTCATTCCTGCGCCACCAGCACATCAACCCACGTGAAGCTGCGAGCAAGCTGCCCGATCCTGACCGGTCGCCACGCGATATGAACGAGCATGTACGCGCACCCGGCGCGTCAGCACGCGTCAGTGACGCGTCGGCACGCGTGGATGACGCGCAGGGAGGAAAGGAAGGGAAAGGAAAGGAAGGGAAGGAAGATTCAGAACTTCGTTCTGCGGCGGCCGAGCCGCCGCGAGCTTCCGTGGTCGAGATGGATGACATGAAGAAACGGGTTTGGGAGGACGGCATCAGGATCATCCGCACTCTCACCGGCAAGGGCGATGGCCCTTCCCGAAACTTCCTGGGAAAACTGCTGAAGGAAGCCAAGCAGGACTTTCCCGGCGTGCTGGCCGTCTTGCAGGCCGCAGAACGGGAACGCCCGGTCGATCCCGCATCCTGGATCGTCGAAGCTATCAGGGCCCGTGGCGCGCCCAGGAGCGGCCAGTCGCCGGCCGCCTCTGCGGTCGATCGGCTATTCGCTGGTCTGAAGACCGCGAACGACCCATTCACCATCGACGGTTTTGCTGGGGCGGCCTACCTTGCAAACTAAAATCGCCCGTATCCACGGCGCTGATGCTGCGATCACCGCTTTACCCGAGGTATCGCAGAGCCTCGCTCGCGCCGTGATGGCGACTAAGCCGGCAACCTATGCGGGAAATGAGGCTGAAGGCGAACGCCCGATGCGTCTGGCCGGCCGGGCACCGACCGAAAGCGAGATCCGTGAAGCGCGGCAGGTGCTGCCGGCTTTCCAGATGGCCCTTCGTCCGGTGCAGCCAGACGTGCTCCGCTCATGGGTCAAGCAGTTGGCGGCTGGACTCGTGCAACCGCCAGGTGTGGCGGAGGACCAGTGGTTTGCCCGCATGGGTGCGCTCTGCATGGCGATCGGCGACCTTCCGGCGATGTGCTTCACGGCAGACACGCTCAAGCGCGCATACCAGACCATGACGTTCGTGCCGTCTGGCAAGGAGCTTCTTGAGCTCCTTGACCCGGTCCGTGCCGATGCTGCGGCTCAGGTTGCTGCCATCGAACGCATCGCTCGTAGCACGCCCCGGGCGCGGGAAGACGACAAGCCATTCGTACCATCCAGCGACGAGGAATGGGCGCGGTCTCTGTCGAACTGGGAGCGCGCCAAGGAGCAGATGAGCGGCGAAAGTGCCAGCGAGCGCGGGCCGAGTAATGTGAAGCCTTCATACGGGACGAAGCAGCAGATCGCACTCGCGGCGACTCCGTCCGTGCTGGCCATGCGACCTGATCTTCGTGCCGCGCTTGATGCTCATCATGAGGGCCGAGGCACCCGAAATTAAGCAAACTGCTTAACACGCCGACAACCTAAAAACATGCTGTCTAAGCCTGCCATTCTCCCCAGACAGGAAACTAACGATGACCGCGCTCCCCGCAAAAAAGCTCTTGACGAATACGGCCCTGATGCCCGAAACATCAGAGCGCACGTTGGCTGGCTCACTCGATACGAGCCGTCCGACGTGCAGCGCATTTCAGCCTCTCCGTTGGTACGTGATTGAGGCAGAGCATCAGAAAATCAACCTCGCATGCCGATCCTTGATTGAGCAGGGCTTCGAGGTTTTTCTTCCGACAGCCCCTGTGAGAATTCGGGAGCGCATCGCGGGGCGGCGAAGCGGCGCATTTACGGTCGTCCCGCGGCCGATGTTCTTCCAGTTTTTGTTTGTTCAGTTTGATCCTGCCGCTGGCAAATGGCCGGCGCGCGATACACGGCTTGGAATCAGGAGACTGCTGGTGACTGCCTCACACAAGCCGGCGCCAGTCGAGCGTGGGCTAGTGGAGCAGTTGATCGAGACGGCGCCGCAGCGCCTGCGTTTGCCAGAAAAGGCATCGCCGAAGATCACACGTGACACGAACGTGCTTGTCGTTCGCGGTCCATTCGAAGGTCAAGTTGGCCCTGTTGAAAGCTGCGACGGCTATACAACAGTCGTGTGGCTCAACCTGTTCGGTGGCCGCACCAAGGTGACGCTTCGGCGCACCGATGTGACCGACGAATGATCCTGCCTACCTGCGCTGGCTGCATGGGGGTGGGGTGATGGGTCCTTCCTACGCATAACTGAAGGGCGGGCATTTCCCGTGCCCGATGTGTCCCTAGGTGCGGACATCCAAAAGGTGTCCGCACTGTCCGCGCCTTGTTAGCGGCTAGTGCTAACATTATGTTGGGTGCAGGAAAGTTTGCATAACATGGGCGCTTCTGGGATGCGGACACTTCCCGCAAAAGTGCGGACAGTCCGCACCTTGCAAAGCGATGCGGACATGAAAGCGGCGCGGCGGAAATGAAGCTCGATATCTCCGTGGACGTGAAGCGCGTCACCGCGAATATGGATTTCGCGGCCAGGCAAATCCCGTTCGCCGCGGCCCAGGCGGCCACCGGCCTGGCGCGCCTGGTTCAGGCTGAAGAGCGGGCCGCGCTGTCAACCGTGTTCGACCACCCGACGAAGTTCACGCTCAACGCGTTCAGCGTCAAAGGAGCGACCAAGTCCAACCTGGTCGCCGAGGTGTTCGCGAAGGATAAGCAGGCCGCTTATCTAGAGCCGAGCGAGGTGCAAGGCCTTCAGGTGCTCGGCGCCGGCACCCGCATCCGCACGCCAGTTGACATCAAGAAGAACGCCTCCGGCGATATCCCGCGCGGGACCATCGCGAGGCTTGCGGGCAAGAAAGGGTTTTTCGTCGGCGCGGTGAAGGGCATCTTCGGCCTCTGGCAGAGGGTGAGCCGGGGCAAGGTCAAGCTGCTGGTTGCGTTCACCAGGCCGGTGCCGGTCAAGACGCACCTGGACTTTCAGAAGCGGGCGGCGCTCGTCGTCGACACCAACTTCTCCGCCATCTTCTCTGCCGCGCTCCGCAAGGCGCTCAGGACCGCGAAATGACGGTAGGCATATCGATCCGCGAGTTCGCCAAGCGGGATGGCTGCAGCGAAAAGCTGGTGCGGCGCGCGATCGAGCAGCAGCGCTTAAGCCCTCTGCCGGACGGAAAGCTTGATCCAGCCCTTGTCGGTTCCGCCTGGCGCCGGACCAATCGGCATCCGGAGCAGCCAGACCAGAAGCCTGTCCCTAAGGTGAGTTCGGCAGAGCCAAAGGTCGATGCTGATCGGCCGGCGGTTAGCGTTATCGACCCGGACGCAGCCGACGCCGCGGCGCAGGACTTCATCGACAAGAACTTTCCGCTGCAATCCCTCAAGGATGCGGAAACGCTCAAGGAGAACTATCTCGCCCGCCTGCGGCAGCTTGAATACGACCAAAAGTCGGGCCGCGTGGTGCTGGTGGAAGAGGTGACCACGGCGGTCGGCAAGAAGTTTGCGGCGGTGCGCTCGAAGCTGCTGGCGATCCCGGCAGAGCAAGCAGCTCGGCTTCACCGGTTGAAGACGGCCGCCGAGGTCCAGGATGCGTTGCAGGAGGTGATCACCAGGGCGCTCGAGGAGCTGGCGGGTGGAGACACAGGAGGCCTATAAAGCCGGCCTCGAAGCGCTGGAACGCGGGCTCGACAAGGCCGCTGAATATAATCTCCGGCCGCCCCCGAAACTGACGCTCAGCCAGTGGGCAGCGCGGTACGCGGTGCTCTCTCGGGAGACATCGGCGCAGACGGGTCGCTTCGAAGCCTACCCGTATCAAAATGGCTGGATGGACGCGATCACCGATTCGTCGGTGGAGACCGTCACCATCATGAAGTCCGCGCGGGTGGGCTACACGAAGACGCTTGACCATGCGGTCGGCTTCTTCCTGCACCAGGACCCTTCGCCGGTTCTGGTCGTGCAGCCCCGCGTGGAGGACGCAGAGGATTATTCGAAGACCGAGATCGCGCCGATGCTCCGGGACACGCCAGTGCTGGCGGAGATCACCGGGGATGTGAAGGCCAAAGACAGCAATCAGACGATCCTGAAGAAGACGTTTCTGAATGGATCGACGCTGTCTCTAGTGGGCGCGAACAGCCCGGGCGGCTTCCGCCGCATCACCGCGCGAGTTGTGCTCTTCGACGAGGTGGACGGCTACCCGGTCGGCGGCGCGGGCTCGGAGGGTGACCAGATTTCTCTGGGCACGAAGCGCACCGAGACCTTCTGGAACCGCAAGATCGTTCTGGGCTCGACGCCCACGGTCAAAGGCGCGAGCCGGATCGAGAAGAGTTGGGAGCAGAGCGATCAGCGGCGTTATTACGTGCCGTGCCCGCACTGCGGCGAAAAGCAGCCGTTGGAATGGGGCGGCAAGGACACGCCGCACGGCATCAAATGGCGCCGCGACGAGGCGGGACGCCACATGCCGGAGACGGCCTTCTACGTCTGCTCGGCAAACGGCTGCATCATCGAGGAGATCGAGAAACCGGGGATGGTCGCCGCCGGCGAATGGCGGGCAACCAAGCCGTTCAACGGCCATGCGGGCTTCCATATCTGGGCGGGTTATTCGCTCCATGTGAACGCCTCCTGGGCCAAGCTCGCGGCCGAGTGGCTTGAGGTTCAGAGCGACCCGCTGCGGCGCCAGACGTTCATCAATCTGGTGCTGGGCGAGCCATACGAGGACCGCGGTGACAAGGCACTCAGTGAGCGTCTGCTGGTCGCCCGGACCGAAGTGTGGGCAGCAGAGGTGCCTGACCGGGTAGCGCTGCTCACGGCCAGCGGTGACGTGCAAGACGACCGTGTTGAGCTTGAGGTAGCCGGCTGGGGTGCAAACGAAGAACGGTGGAGTATCGATCACGAGGTCATCGAGGGAGACCCAGACAGCCCTGAACTTTGGGCACAAGTCGATGCCTACCTTAAACGGAAGTGGCGGCGGGCCGACGGGCGCGAATTCGAAATCATGGCAGCCTGCATCGACTCAGGCGGCCACCACACCCAGAAAGTTTATGATTTCTGCAAGCAGCGCCTCGGGCGCCGCATCTGGGCCGTCAAAGGTGAGTCGGCGCGCGGTGGCGCGCGCTCTCCAGTCTGGCCAACGAAGAAGCCAAGTTCGCGAAACAAGCAGTCGTTCAGGCCGATCATCATTGGCGTGAATGCGGCGAAAGACGTGATCCGGGCGCGGCTGCACCTCGATCAGCCAAAGGCGGACGAGCCTTGCCCGGGTTACATGCATTACCCGGCAGACCGGGACATCAACTTCTTCGCCCAGCTCATTTCCGAGCGGCTGACCACGAAGATGGTGAATGGCCAACGGTTTCGGGTCTGGGAGTTGCCAGCGGGCCGAGCCAACGAAGCGTTAGATTTGGCCGTCTACAGTTACGCGGCGCTCTGCGGCCTGATGCATTTCGGGTTGAAACTCAACCGGCGGGCCGAAGCGGTGGAAGCCACCCGCGGCGCGCCGCTCCCGGTCAGACGGGCCGAGCCGGAACAGCCGAAAATTCAGGGGCTTGTGTATGAGCCGGGGGTGCCGGCGGCCGCCATGATCGTGAAGGCAGGCCAGGCGGCGCCTAAGCGGCGCGGATTTGCAGGACGCCTCGCGGGCGCCTGATCAGGAGATGCCAGTGCGGGGCTATAACCCACGGACAAGTATTTTTGCGGGTATGTCGACGGCGCAGCTGCAAACGGCGCTGGCGAATGCGCAACAGGCTTATCTGGATCTCAGCACTGGCGCCAAAGCTGTCACCTTGAGCTACGCGCAGGGGGCGGGTTCGAAATCGGTGACCTACCAGCAGACCAGCCTGCCCAACCTGGTGGCGTTGATCAAGCAGTTGCAGGCGCAGCTCGGCATCGTGCACCGGCCGCGCAGCCCGATGCGCCCGGTCTATCGCTGATGGTCCAGATCCTCGGTCCCGATGGTCAGCCGGTACCGCCGGCGCGCCGCAGTGGTTTACCTGGCAACCGCCCGCGAGCACTCCACGGTCGCGGCAACGCGCCCTATGACGCGGCAGATCTCTATTCGCCGCAAATGGCGGCCTGGACGCCCTATCTCTGGTCGCCGGACGGCGAGACGTCGCAGTTTTTCCGTGACCGCATGGTGTCGCGGTCGCGCGACATCGAGCGCAACGACGGCTGGGCGCGCGGCGGGATCACCAAGATCCTCGACAACGTCATCGGCGCGCAGTTTCGGCCGATCTCCAAGCCCGATTATAGGTCGTTGGCCTACTATACCGGGAACAGCGCGTTCGATGCAAAATGGGCGGACGAATTCGGCCACGCGATCGATGCCTGCTGGCGCACTTGGGCGGACGATATCGGGCATTACTGCGACGCGATGCAGAAGCTCACGATGGCCCAGATGTTCTGGGTTGCGATGCGCCACAAGCTGCTCGATGGTGATGCGCTGGCGGTCATGCTCTGGCGGGATGACCTGATCGGGCCGGGCCGGGCCCGCTACGCGACATCGGTCCAGTTGATCGACCCCGATCGGTTGAGCAACCCGCAACTGCGCTTCGACCAGAACGCCATGCGCGGCGGCGTCGAGGTCGACGATTACGGGGCGCCAATGGGTTACTGGATCCGGCGCGCGCACCAGGGCGATTGGTTCAGCGCCGCCAAATCGGTTCAATGGGACTTTTTGCCTCGCTACACGGACTGGGGCCGGCCGATCGTCGTCCATGACTATGATCATGATCGGGCATCCCAGCACCACGGCGCCGTCGGCGTTCTGACGCCGGTCCTGCAGCGTCTACGCATGCTGACACGGTACGACAGCGTCGAACTCGAAGCGGCCATCATCAACGCCATTTTTGCGGCGTATGTGAAAAGCCCGTTTGACCAGGAGATGGTACAGGAGGCGCTGGACGCGGGCGATCGGGATGAAGCGCCGCTCGGCCAATACCAGGACATGCGGCGAGAATTCTGGGAGGGCCGGCGCTCGCTGGTCGGCGGTGCGCAGATGACGCATCTCTTCCCCGGCGAGGAAATCGGCACCATCAACGCAGCGCGCCCGAATTCGAACTTCGAGCCTTTCGAGGTGGCAATTCTCCGGCATGTGGCATCGGGGATCGGCATTACCTACGAGCAGCTCACCGCCGACTTCTCGCGGACGAACTATTCGAGTTTCCGTGGCGCCACCAATGAGGTGCTGAAGACGTTCAATCGCCGCGCCAAGAATTTCGACTCCGGTTTCGCGATGCCGATCCGGGCGGCTGCGATCGAAGAGTTCATGTCAGTGGAGGATATACCGCTTCCCGCCGGCGCGCCGCCTTTCGAGGAGTTCCGAGCGGCCTACTCCAAGTGCCATTGGCTGCGGCCAGGCCGGGGCTGGGTTGATCCGGTCGCTGAAAAGCAGGGCGCCATCATTGGGATGGAGGCCGGGCTGTCCACGTTGGAGATGGAAGTGGCCGAAAACGCCGGCCTCGATTGGGAAGAGGTTGTCGACCAGCGCGCGATCGAGCTTGCCCGCTTCAAAGAGCGCGGTCTGACACCGCCGAGCTGGGCCGACGTGAAAGACGCCAAACCCGGCATCGACCCGGGCGACAAACCCACCGCGCCGGGAGCTAGACGATGAACCGCCTGCCTTTCCTCAGCCAACGGATGTTCAACACGCCGGTGGCGATCCATCCTGGCAAGGCCGAGGTGATCATCGCGGCGCTGGCTGATCGTCTTGGTGTGGCACACATGTTCCGGACCAGTGGAGAGCCCGTCGCTCTGACGCCGACGGCTCTCTATGATGACGATTGGGGCGATTCATCGTCCAGGGAGTCGGGCAAGGGATATGACGTCGTTGAAGGCGTTGCGGTCATCCAGATTGCCGGCACGTTGGTGCAGAAGAACGGCTATCTGCGGCCCTATTCGGGGATGACCGGCTATGATGGCATCCGTCAGAATCTGATGGCTGCGATCTACGATCCGAAGGTCGAGGGCATTGCTCTCGATATCGACAGCCCTGGCGGCGAGGTGGCGGGCTGCTTCGACCTGGTTGATGAGATCTATGGCCTGCGCGGCGAGAAACCGATCTGGGCCATCCTCGACGAGGTGGCGTATTCGGCGGCCTACGCGATCGCGAGTGCGGCGGACCGTATCCTGGTGCCCCGCACCGGCGGTGTCGGTTCAATTGGTGTCGTGTGCTGCCACACCGATTGGTCGAAGGCGCTGGCTGGCGCCGGAGTGAAGGTGACCTTCATCCAATATGGCGACCGAAAGACCGATGGGGCCGCGGAGAAACCGCTGAGCGACGAAGCGCTGGAGCGATTTCAGGCCGATATCGACGCCATGGGCGAGTTGTTCGTCGAGACCGTCGCGCGCAACCGCGGCATGTCGGCGGAGGAGGTGCGGAGCACCCAAGCGGGGACTTATCTGGGCCGAGAAGGCGTCAGCCTTGGCCTGGCAGACGATGTGATGGCGCCTGACGCTGCATTCCGCGAGCTGCTGTCCAGCCTCGCCTGATCCCGAAAGGAAATTGATGATGAAACTTCGCACCATGGCGAGCACGCACTCGTTCGCCCACTTGCTGGGCTTTGGCGCCACCAAAACGGCCAAAAAAGGGAGCCGCGCCGAAGAGGAACTCGACGAGGAGAAGGGCGACGGCGACGACGAGGGCGACGAGAAGAAGGGCGCCAAGCGCGGCAACCGCGCCGAAGAGCCCGAGCGTGAGGAGGAAGAGGACGAATCCGAGGAGCGCGAGGAAGAGGAAAAGGGCGACGCCAAAAAAGGAAAGAAGGCGAAGGGCAGACGTGCGCGCGCCGAGGATGACGACGAAGGCGATGACGGCGAGTCCGGCGACGATGACGATGAGGGGGACGACGACTCCGATGGCGCCGATATGCGCAAGGGGAAGGCGCGTTCCGCCCGGCTTCGCGAGCGTGCCCGCTGCGCCGCGATCTTCGCCGACGCCGCCGCCGCCAATAACCCGGCGCTGGCCGCTACTCTCGCCTTCAACACCGATATGCCGCGCAGCCAAGCGGTGGCTGTGCTTCGTGCGGGCGGCTCGGCCGCGCCAAAGAAGCCCTCGCTTTATGAGCGCATGAGCCGCGAAAACCATCCGCGCGTCGGCGCCAGCGATCCGGGCAAGCCGGCCGAGGCCAACTCCCTGGCCGCGCGTATCGTCGCCGCCGGAAAGAAGCGCCGCGGCGAGCTGTAAGCGCCGCTCCCCCAACTCCGAACCTTCAAGGACATTTTTATGACCCTCATCACCAATATGCTGAGCGATAATCCTCAGCAGCCGATGATGTTTTCCGAGAGCTACGTTCCGGATCAGCTCATCGCCGGCAACCTCAAGCTCGTCACCCAGCCGATCGTGTTGGCCGCGGGCTCCAAGCTTCCGCGCGGCACCGTGCTCGGTCAGCAGACCAGCTACAGCGTTTCCACCGCCGCGGGCACGAACACCGGCAACGGTACCATCGGCTCGGTCAGCGCCGAGAAGGGCGCGCTGGTCGGCAACTATATGATCACCGCGATCAGCGTGACCGAATTCAACGTCACCGATCCGGAGGGCAACCTGCTGGGTGAGGCGACCGTCGGCACCGCCTGGAATGATGAGATCGGCTTCACGATCACCGCCGGCGCGACGGCCTTTGTCGCTGGCGACAGCTTCACCGTCACCGTGGTCGACAGCATCGGCAACTTCATCGAGAGCGTGAAAACCGCCTCCGATGGAAGCCAGGTGCCGTGCGCGATCCTGGCCGACTTTGCCGACGCCACCAATGGCCCGGTCAGCACGGGCGCCTACGTCATGGGCGAGTTCAACGCGAATGCGATCTCCTATGACAGCTCCTGGACGCCGGAACTGCTGACGACCGCGCTTCGGCCCTACAGCATTTTCCTGAAGGGCTCGGTCTCGGCGATCGATCCGGGCACCACGATCTCGAACTTCCCGTAGTCGTCGGGCGCTACGGCGCCCGATCCGCCCCATAACCGCCGGCTTGGGCACCGGCTTCATGCGCCGCGGCGCGCCATCTCATATTCAATGGAGCCTCAGACATGCCTGGCCAACGGGGCGATTTCGCCTATGACACCAACACGCTGATTCAGGTCGTTCCGAACCTGAAGACCGCGCAGAGCTTCCTGCTCGACAAGTTCTTCCCCAACATCGTCACCAGCGATTCCGAATTCGTGTCCATCGACGTGGATGTCGGTAAGCGCCGGATGGCGCCCTTCGTCTCGCCGCTGGTCGAAGGCAAGCTGGTCGAGCAGCGCCGCATCCAGACCAACACCTTCAAGCCCGCCTACATCAAGGACAAGCGGGCACCAGATCTGCGCAAGCCGGTGCGCCGCATGATCGGCGAGCGCATCGGTGGCGACATGACTGGCGAGGAGCGCGCGATGGCGAACCTCGAATTCGAGATGACCGACCAGATCGACGTGCTGACCCGTCGTCTGGAATGGATGGCCTCCCAGGCGCTACAGACCGGCACCGTGACCGTCGTCGGCGAAGGGTTCCCGACGACGCTGATCGACTTCGGGCGTGATCCGTCGCTTACCGTGGCGCTGAGTGGAAACGAAGTCTGGAATTCCGCGAACATCACGGCAAAAACTGCCAGCCCGTCCAGCAACATCGATGGCTGGCAGCGCCAGATCCTCAAAATGTCGGGCGCTAAGGTGACCGACATTGTGTTCACCACCAGCGCGTGGGCGACGACGACAACGTCGAGAAGCCGATGGTGCCCGATGGCACCGTCATCATGTCTGGCCCGGCGCTCCTTGGCACCCGCGCGTTCGGCCAGATCCTGGACCCGCAGTTCAACTATGAAGCGTTGCCGTTCGCCCCGAAGACCTGGGTGGAGAATGACCCGGCCCAGCGCTTCATCATGATGCAGTCCTCGCCGCTCGTGATCCCCTCGCGGGTGAACGCGGCCTTCGCGGCGACCGTCTGCCCGGCTCAGTACACCTGATGGCGGCGGAGAAGAAAGCGGCTGCCGGCGCTGAGTCGGCGGCCAGTGCCGAGGTTGCTCTGGCCGAAGGCATCGTCGCGCCGGGCCGTACCGTGCGGGCCTGCGGGGTCAATAAAGGCCCAGGAGAAACGGTCGAGTTGCCGGAGGCTGAAATCAGCTACCTCCGGGCGATGGGCTTCATCCTCCCGGATGCACAGGCGGATGAGGTGGGCGCGGCCAGCACGTCGCCGGCGGTGATCCGGCCGCGCTGATCGATGGCAGTCGACTGGAGCACTCTGGTGATCGAGCCATGCCTCGCGGCGTTCGGGATGCCGGTCACCTATACGCCGCTCATCCCGACGCTCGACACCAGCGGCAAGCCGACATTCAACGCCGATGGCACGCCGGCCGGGACATTTGGGACGGCTTACGCGGCGGAGGGCGTGTTCGACGACGCCTATGTCGAGGTCACGCCGGGCGGCGGCGGCCCATTCCCGTCGACGGACTCCATGGAGTTCGGCGCGGTCGGCGGCATCACCGAGGCGCGGCCTGTGCTCGGCGTGCAGCTCTCAGCGATGCAGACCCAGCCGAACCAGGGCGACAAAATTGCCATCAACGGCGTCAATTACACCGTGAAAGAGCCTCAGCCAGACGGCCATGGATGGGCTCTCCTGATCCTGAACATCGCGCCATGAGCCAAACCACGACCATCACGAGCATGCGGCAGCAGATCCGCTCCGCAATCCTGGCGGCCATTCAGGCGGCCAACACGGCGGCTGGCACACGTGTCTTTGGGCCGCGCGACTTGCCGACCGATCCGAAGATCATGCCCTGCGTGATCGTCTCGTCACCACCGCGGGAAAGGTCCGAAAGCCTGGTGAAGGGCCAGCCGTCTTTCGAGACCACTGGGTTGTTTCCAGTGACGGTCCGGGTCGCCGGCCAAACCATTGAGGCGATCGACGCGCAATTGGAGACGCTGATCGTCCAGATCAAAACGTCGGTGTTCTCCTACATGCCGCTGCTCGACCTCATCGAGCGTGTGACATTCATGGAGACCAGCACCGAGCTACTCTCCGAGGGCACGAACCAGATCGGCCAGGCCAATATCATCTTCGCCTGCGAATTTCCGGATTTCTACTATCCGGCACCGGGCGTCCCGATAACGGAGTTCCAGGCCACCATCACCAACCAGGCAACGGGCGCCCAGCTGGGGTCGTTCGATCTCAAATTCCAGGAGTCGTCTTAATGTACGTCATCCCGAAGAAGGGCTTCACGGTCCGCGATCCGCAAACCAAACGCGCTTTGCCGGCCGAAGGCAAGGAAGTCCCGAACACGTTCTACTGGGTCCGCCGCCTCCGTGACGGCGATGTTACGATCGGCACGCCGCCGGTGAAGAGCGCCGCCCCCGTGGCCGCCGCGAAGGACGTGGTGCCCGAAGATGCTGAGGCCGCTGAAAGGGCCGAGGCCTAACCTTCCGACTTTCCCTGCGGGCTCCGCTCGCGCCCGATCATTCTGATGGAGATCCCGCATGAGCGGCAACATCAACTTCAAGGTCTACCCGTCGACGAACCGCGTCCCGGGAACATTTGCCGAGGTCGATAATTCCAAGGCCAACACCGGGCAGGTCAACCAGGTCGCGCTGCTGATCGGCCCCATGCTGCCGTCCGGCAACGCCGTGCCGAACGTCCCGGCGCTCCTGGCGGGCATCGGTGATGCCGAGACGGCGTATGGAACCAACTCGGTGCTGGCCCTGATGGCTGCACAGTACCGCGACAGCGACAGTTTCGGCACCGTCTGGTGCCTTCCGGTACCGGATTCCGGCTTCACGCTGGACACCTCAACGGCGCAGACTGCTGCGGGCACCACGCTGCAATTCAATCCCGCCTCCATCATGGCAGCGATCAGCGTTGGCATGCCCGTCAGCGGACCGGATATCCCGGCCGGCACGACCGTTTCCAGCATCAATACGACGACCGGATTGGTCACTCTCTCGCAGGCCACGATCGCCGCGGTGCCGGCCGGGACGCCGGTCATGTTCGGCCAAGCCTCCTATGCGACTGGCCAGATCACGGTTAGCGGCATGGCCACAGCCGCCGGTGTCATCTCGCTTTACATCGCGGGCACGCTCGTCTCCACGGTTGTTTCCGTGGGCGACACGGCCGCCGAGATCGCGGCGAACATGCTGGCCGAGATCAACTATACGGCCGGCCTACCGGTGAGCGCGGCGCTGAACGGCGCCGCCATCACGCTGACGGCGCTGAATGCCGGCCTGCCGGGCAACGATATCGATATGCGGCTGAACTATCTCGGGACCGCCGGCGGCCAGGCACTTCCGGCGGGTGTCTCGGTGAATTTCACCGGGACGGCGTCAGGTTCGGGCTATCTGCTCGCCGGCGGCGCGGTGAATCCGAGCCTGACCACGGCGCTTGCCAATCTGCCGACGCAGCCGTTCGACTTCATCGCCACCGCCTTCACTGATGAGCCGTCGCTCGCGGCGCTCAACCAATTCCTCAACGACGAGACCGGCCGCTGGTCGTGGACGCAGGAGCTTTTCGGCGGCTATTTCGGCGCCTATCGCGGGACGCTCGGGGCCCTCAATACCTATGGCACCGCCAATAACGACCAGCACGGGTCGGTTATGGGCATTTTCGACGTGCCCCAGCCAGCCTGGATCTGGGCTGCCGAGATCGCCGCGCAGTGTGCTGTCAGCATCCGTGCCAACCCCGCGATGCCGCTGCAGAACATCACCATGAACGTCTTGCCGCCGCCGGCGCAGAGCCAATTCGATATCTCCGAGCGCAACACGCTGCTCTATGACGGGATCTCGACGTTCAAGGTGACGGCAGATGCTGTCGTGATGGAGCGGATGGTCACGACATATCAGGAGAACACTGCCGGCCAGCCCGACGACAGCTATCTGGACGTGGAAACCATGTACACGCTGATGGCCGGCATCAGGGATATGATGACGTACCTAGCGTCCCAGTATTCCCGTGCGATCCTGGTCCAGAATGGCAACCCCACTCCCTATGGCTCGGGCATGGTCACTGCGGCGACCATTCTGGCCTCGGTAAATGCCCGATACGCTACCCAGTGCGCCAATGGATGGATGCAGAATCCAACGCAGTTCGCCCAGCAATCGCAGGCGCAGAATGCCGGCAACGGGACTGTGAAGCTGCTCCTGCCGTTCATGCTGGCCAACCAGCTGCGCGACATCGCTATGCTGGTGCAGTTCACCAAGCCGTAACGGCAGCCTGATCCCATCGTGCGGCAGCCGCCGCATCATAATTCATCTGGAGTCAAAAGATGTCCGGCAGCAATGCAAATCGTCGCGCTGGTATAGCGACGCTCTCGATCGACGGCTCGGCCTATGATGTCGTCAGTGACGCCGAATACATGGCCGCGCCGATCCGGCGCGAGACGCTGGTCGGTCAAAGCGGCGTCCAGGGTTATTCCGAAATGCCGCAGGCTCAGTACATCTCGGCCACCATCCGCGATAACGGCTCGCTCTCCACCGGGTCGCTTAACGCCCTGACGAGCTCGACGCTGGTTCTCAGCCTTGCCAACGGCAAGACCGTTTATGGCGACAATATGTGGAACACCGAATTCGAGGCGGTGAATACCCAGGAGGGTACCTTCAGCATCCGCTTTGAAGGCAAAAACGTGATCGAGCAGACCATCTGATGGAAAACCTGGAAAAGACGACGACCATCTTCCTTGACGATCCGATCAAGTTCAACGGCGGCGAGTATTCGCAGCTGGAGCTGCGGGAGCACACGATCGGTGAATGGAAGAAGGCGGAGACGCATCGTACCGCCACGACCCACTTCATCCAGCTGATTTCATCCGTCTCCGGCTGGCCGGTACCTGCCGTTGAACAGCTGCCCCAATCGAAATTCGATGAGGCCGTTCTGTTCCTACAGGGTTTTATGAAGCGTGGCCCAGCAACTGGCGAGATCTGAGGGTCACGCTTCTTAAGGTCGGATTTTCGCCAACCGACCTGCAATCCATGACGATGACCGACTGGCTCGAATGGCTCGAAGACCTCAACAGAGCCGCCCGAAAGGCAAAACGTGGCCGATAACGTAATGCGGGTCCGCATCGTCGCCCAAGACGAAGCGCAAGCCGTCATCGACAACTTCACGAAGCGGCTCGATAGGGCGCGCAAGCCAGCGCATGCTCTGGCGAACGCCAATGAACGTGTGTCCAAGAGCACGGGGAAGCTTAACCAGGCGGCGGCGGGCGACCCATTCGGGCGCATCACCAATGGTCTTCGTTCTGTGCGCCGGGAGGCGGAGAGCGCGTTCCATGGGGTCGGGCGGCTCAGCGCCGGCCTCAGCACGCTGACGGAAATCGGCGGCTGGGGCGGGGCAGGGGCTGCCGGCGCCGCGCTCGGCGCCGCGGCGCTGGTGAAGCACTGGTCCGATGTCGGCATGGCTACCTCGAACGCCGCGGCGAATATCGGGATCACGACCGGCGAGCTGTATCGGTACCAGCGGGCGGCGGCGCTCACCGGTGTCAGCAGTGATGCGGTGACGGGCAGCCTCACAGGTCTCTCTCAGACCATGTTCCAGGCTGCCAATGGGCTCAACCCGAACGCTGCGAACATGCTGCGCTTGCTCGGAGTGCGTGCGACCGATGCTCACGGCAAGATGCTGCCGATCGCGCAGCTGCTGCCGCAGATCGCGGACTCCGTCGATAAGCTTAGCCCTCAGGGCCAAATGGCGGCGGTCAGCGGCCTCGGCATGAGCGCCGATATGCTCCCGTTCCTTCGCCAGGGCGGCGCCAAGATCAATGCCGAGCTGGCCCAACTCAGCCAGCAGGGGGTTGGCAACAATTTCGGGGGCGCCAATGCGGCGTATGCGGATTTCCAGAAGCTTGAGACGGCTGCGGACAATGCGGCTGACAAGCTTGCGCAGAAATTTGCGCCGGCTATCGATAGCGCCACCACCGATCTGGCCAGCTGGATCGGAGGAATTCCCGGTTTCGTCCAGAAGTTCCAGGACAGCACGAAAAACCCTAGCAGCAAAAGCGCGTGGGGTTGGCTGACCGATCCGAACGTCGGTGTCGGCACGGCGCTTTGGAATGCGGGCGCTGATTCGGCCGGGTGGGCAGGCAAGGAATGGAATACCTTTGCCAACGGGTGGAACAACACCTTCGGCCCGCAAAGTGTGGCCAACGCCAAGGCGCGGACGGCGGCGCAGGTGGCGGTCCGTGACCAAGGCATGGCGTATTTCCAAAGCCAGGGTTGGACCAAGGCTCAGGCAGCCGCCATCATGGGCAACGTCGAACAAGAAAGTAACTTCGATCCTGGTGCGCGCAACCCGACGAGCGGGACCGCCGGCCTCTTTCAGTGGTCACCAGCCCGCGCGGCGCAGATCAAGGCCGGCACCGGAATTGATATCTACAAGGCGAGCGCGCAGCAGCAATTCCAGGCCGCGCAGTGGGAGCTGACGCACACCGAGACCAAAGCGGCCGCAGCGCTCCTGAGTGCACAGAATGCTGGTGCAGCCGCGATCGCCTTTGACAACGACTTCGAGCGGTCCGGCGATTCACCGCTCCTTCAATACCGGCGTGGTATGTATGCCCAGTACATCAACGGGCTCGATGATACCTGGGATGACGGCAAGCCCAAGCCATCGGGCGCACCTCGTGCGCTGCCGGCCGACGTCGAGACGGTCTTAGCCGGACTGCGCGCGCAACAAGCCGCAGGGGGCACGGTCACGGTTGATATCAACCACAACAACGTGCCGCCCGGCACGTCGGCGACCGTGAAAACCTCAGGGCCCGGCGTGTCGGCCGGCGGTGTGAAGATCACCAAGGCGATGACGGGAGCGAATGTCTGATGGCCGGCATCGGTAGCACGATCGGCAATGTCGTCGGTGGCGTCACCGGCACCGCGACCGGCCTAAGTCGGCTCGCCAACGGTGTCAGCGACATCCTGAGCGGCAATTATGCGGCCCTGCTGTCGGGCTTCGGTCCGTGGGCCAACGGCATGCAGACGGCCTCCTGGCGCGGCCTGCCATTTGCTGTCCGGGAGTCGACGATTCAGAAGGGCAGGAGGTTCGCGGAGCACGTCTACCCGCATCGGGATGACATCTACGAGGAGGACATGGGCCGCGGCGTGCGCCGCTATAGCTTCGTCGGGTTCCTGGTCGGCGACAATGTTCTCGCGGAGTCCGCTGCCATGCAGGCCGCGGTCGAGCAGAAGGGGACGGGGACGCTAGTTCACCCGACCCTGGGTTCTCGGACCTGTGCGGTGAAAGCATTCTCCGCGAAGCAAAGCGCTGAGCGCGGGCGGGTGATCGAGCTGTTCTTCACCTTCACGGAGAGCTCTCCCACGCTCTTCCCGTCGCTGGTGAACTCGACTCAGGCCGGTGTGGCCACGCAGTCCAAAGGGCTGCTCGCGACCATCGCCAGCGATTTCCAGAACGATGTCGCCGCTCCGCTCGCGGAGGGCGCCGCCGCTATCCAGTCGGCGGTTTCGACGGTCGGCACTTGGGCTGGCATGGCGTTCAAGCTGGTGGGCGATGCCCAGATGATCTTCGGGTCGGTCTTGGGTTTGGTCGGCAATTTCGGGATCTTCAGTTCCGGCGGGATGACGACTCCGCAGCCCATCACCGCGACGGCCTCGTCGCTGCTCGGGGCCTCGACCACCAACAGGACGGCCGTGCAGACGGCGGTGACCACGTGCGAGACAGCGGCCGGCGAGATGACGCCGACCAGCACGGCGGCGTTCACCACCGCCGTGGCAGCGGTCGCACAGGCACTCCAGACGGCCGCCACGTCGCCTCGGGACCAGATCCGGCTCCTGACCAACCTGGCCAACTATTTCCCGGCCTCGGTCGCCACCTCGGCGCCAATTGGCGCCGCCATGACGACCGTTCAGGCCTCCGTGGCCTCCGTGTGCCGGCGCACGGCGCTCGCTGTCCTGGCCTCGTCCTGCTCGAGCTATCAGCCGTCCTCTTCCGAGGATGCGGTGTCGCTTCTCGTCAGCGTCACCGACCTCATGGATGCCGAGATTATCCTGGCGGCAGACGGCGGCGACCTACAGAGCTACGGCGCTTTGCGCGCGCTGCGCGCCGCGGTGTCGCAGGACCTTCTGCAGCGCGCCGCCCAACTGGCCTCGCAAATCACGGTGACGACGCCCGCGCCGCAGCCGTCCCTGCAGATCGCCTACCGCCTGTATCGTGACGCGAGCCGGTCCGATGACCTGATCGCCCGGGCCGCGCCGGTTAATCCGGCCTTCATGCCAACCTCCTTCGAGGCTCTCAGCTCCTGATGAGTGATGACGATCTGACCTTGACGGTCACGCCGGCCCTGGGCGGCCAGGCGATGGCGCTGACCGGCTGGACCAAAATCCGGGTTACCCGCGGCATCGAGCGCTGTCCCAGTGATTTCGAGATCGAGGCGACCGAGCGGAATCCTCTCGATCCGGCCGTCCTGCAGGTTTTCCCAGGGGATCAGGCGCAGGTGATGCTGGGTAGTGATGTGGTGCTGACCGGATACATTGATCGTGTCATCCCCAGCATGGCGCCGGATGAACACACGATCAAAATCATCGGGCGCTCGAAGTGCGCTGACCTGGTCGACTGCTCGGCCATGTTCAACACGTTCCAGATGAATAACACGACGCCAGCGCAGCTGGCGACCACGCTCTGCCAGCCGTTCGGCATATCCGTGGATACGATCGGAGACATTGGCAGCACGCAGATCCCGCTGATCGCGGTCATCATGACCGAGACGCCCTATGAGATCATCGAACGTGTGGCCCGCTATGCGGCGATCCTTGCCTATGACGGCACGGACGGGAACCTGGTTCTGACACGCGTCGGCTCGACCTCGATGAAGAGCGGCTTCGCGCAGGGGCAGAACGTTCAGGCTGCTTCGGCTGAGTTCTCCCAGGACCAACGCTACTCCACGGTGACGGCGGTCCTGCTTTCCACCGAATTTTTCCTTGGCGATACAGCCCCGCCGGCGCAAGCGGCTGCTCTCGACGCCGACACGAAAGCCCAGGCTGTCGATCCGGGTGTGTTCCGGTACCGGCCTTTGCTGATCATCGCGGAGCAGAACGATCCATCTTACGCCGTTACCCAGCAGCGTGTGCAATGGGAAGTGAACCGTCGCTGGGGCAGATCGCAGCAGGTGAACTTGGTCTGCGACAGCTGGCGGGATTCCGCTAGTGAGCTCTGGCAGGTCAATGCCCTGGCGAACGTCGACCTGCCGGCGCTGAAGGTGAGCGACGAGGTTTGGCTGATCGTTGAGGTTTCGTTTATCCGAGACGAGGAGGGAACGCGCGCCAACGTCACACTCATGCCGCCGAAGGCCTTTGACGTGGAGCCGATTGTCCTCCTCAATGATGCCGAGCTGGCCACCGTGGTTGCGGCCCAGAATATGCAATCGGGCGCCAGCACGGCGGGCGGCGGCGGGGCGGCGCTCCCGACACCGCCTTACACATCGCCGGGCGGTGCGGCCGCACAATGAAGGCCGTGATCAATCGGCTTCTGGGGATGTTCGGCGTCTCGAGGACGACAGCCGCGGCGAACGAGGCGGGGGGAATACAGACACTACAGGTGCAGATCCTGGGCTCAGGGGTCATCGCCGAGTTGCGGGAGCCTGTACCATCGGCACAGCATTTCGGCTTTGCGTCGTCACCGGTTCCCGGTGCATCTCACGTCATCGTCTTCCTGGGCGGCGACCGGACCAAGGGCATTGCCATCGCCTCAAACGATCCACGATATCGTCCGACTGGCATGAAGCCTGGCGAGTCCATGCAATACGACGATCAGGGGCGCCAAATTTACCTGAGCGCGTCGAGCATCGTGGTCAACGCCAAAGGGGCACCGGTTACCGTTAACGATGCGACAACGGTCACGATCAACGCCTCGACTGAGGTGATCATGAACACGCCGATCCTGAAGGTTTCTGGGGATATCCAGGATAATTTCGAAACCAACCAGCACACCATGGCGCAGATGCGCACGCTCTACGACGAGCACGACCACCAAGTGGCGGACGTTCAGGCGGGCAGTTCCATCATCACCACGAGCACACCGAGCCCGCAGGAATGACCGATATTGCGCTTCTCTGGAACGAAGCGACCCAGACGGCGGATTGGTCCGTACTCGACGGCGAGATCGAGACCGGCGACGAGCTGCTCACTTCCGTTCTGGTCTCGCTTTTCACCGACAAGGTCCTTCCGGCCGACCAGGTGCCCGTGGACGGCTCCGACGATCCGCGGGGATGGTGGGGCGATACCTACACTGGCGACCCGATTGGCTCGCTTCTCTGGACGCTTTCGCGGGCGGTGAAGACCAGCCAGACAGCTTTGCTCGCGACCGCCCAGCAGATGTGCCTCGACGCGTTGAACTGGATGATCACCGACAACGTGGCGACAGCCATCCAGGTGAACACCTTCTGGATCACCGCGAACCAGATGGGGATCACCGTCGTTATCGTCGAGCCCAGCGGCAAGAAGCACACTTTCAAACTCTCCAAGACGATTAAAGGGGCCTCCTGAATGCCTTGGTCGCGACCGACGCTGACGCAGCTCAATAACCAGGCCCAGCAGGATATCGCATCGTCGCCGCTCGGGCTGAAGGGATTTCTCCGGCGCGCCGTGATGCCCATCCTGGGGATGGTACAGGCGGGTCTCGCGTATTTGCACTATGCCTATATCGACTATATCGCGCAGCAGGCCGTCCCATGGACGGCGACGGACGAGTGGTTTTATGCCTGGGCCGCTCTGATTGGCGTCTACCAGAAGGATGCCACAGCCTCGTCCGGCATTTGCACCTTCAGCGGCACTGCCGGCGAGACGTTTCCGGCAGATCAGTTGATCACGGGCGGCGGGCTACAGTTCACATCGACGGCCGCGGCGACGGTCAACTCTGCCGGCCTGGTCACTGTGCCGATCACCTGTACCACCACCGGCAGCGCGGGCAACTTGGCTGCAGGCACGTCGTTGACGGTTGCCAGCCCGGTACCCGGCATCGCTGGCAGCTCAGGACTCGTCGTGCAGCTGACCGGCGGCGCCGATCAGGAGACCTTTTCCGCGTTCAAGACGCGCGCATTGCAGGCCTATGCGGCGCCGCCGCAGGGTGGCGACCTGGCGGATTATGTCGAATGGGCACTGGCCGTTCCAGGCGTCACGCGCGCCTGGGCATTGCCGAATGGCGCCGGTGCGGGGACGGTCGTCGTCTACGTGATGCTGGACGAGGCCGAGTTAGCCTATGGGGGGTTCCCGCAGGGTACGAATGGCGGTGCAAGCTCTGAGACACGCATCGCGCCGGCGACCGGTGACCAGCTGACCGTGGCGAACTCGATTTTCCCTGAACAGCCGGTGACGGCACTCGTCACGGCGTGCGCGCCGATCAAGACGCCGGTTCCGTTCACCATCTCCGGACTTGGCGCCAACAATACGGCCGCGATGCAGGCGCAGATCGAGGCGGCGCTAGCCGAGATGTTCCTCCAGCAGGCGAATGTTGGAGGAACGCTCAACCCGGCGACCATGGAGGCATGGCCGCCAATCGATCAGAGCGCTTGGTATGAAGCGATCGGCGCGATCGCCGGCCTGTCAGGGTTCAATGTGCCGACACCTTCTGCGGCGCTGACGCCGGGCACGGGCCAGCTGTTCACCCTCGGCATCTGCACTTTCGAAAGCTGATCTATGCCAATTCCGAGCTGGACGGCCTCCGACTTCCTTGGGGCCTTCATACGGCTGCTGCCGCGCGGCGCTGTGTGGACAACGATCGCAGATGCGGCGAATACCAACCAGGGGCTCGCACTTGAGGCGCTGATGCCGACTTACGTCCGATCGGCGGAGTCAGCCGCGGCACTGCTCGTTGATGCGTTCCCCGCCACCACCGATCAGCTCTTGCCGGAATGGCAGGCGACTCTTGGTCTTCCGGGCCCATGTGCCGGGTCATCGCCGACGCTGCAGCAATCGCAGGCGCAGGTCGTGGCCCGGCTGACGGGGCGGGGGAAGAACCAATCTCAGGCGTTCTATATCAATTTCGCCAAGAACCTTGGCTACGACATCACGATCACCCAGTTCATACCCGCCCGCGCCGGCATCCTCCGCGCCGGGACGCCTGCCTATGGTATCCCCTGGGCTTTTGCGTGGCAGGTAAACGCCCCCTCCGTCACCGTCACCTATTTCCGGGCTGGCCGAAGCGCTGCGGGTGAAGCGTTGTCCGTTGGCGGAAATAACGTTCTTCAATGTGAGCTCACGCGCCTGGCGCCGGCTCACACCACAGTTCTGTTCAATTTTGGGAGTGCTTGATGCAGAGAGTAACTGACCCGTCCGTCGCGACGGCGCTTCCGCCCGTCAATTCGACCGGATCTCCGGGCTATTTCACGGACGGGGACACAACAGGTGGCGTCTCGGCAACGATTGTTACCCAGGACTGGCTGAACGGCGTTCAGGAAGAGCTCGTCGGCCTGGTTGAAGGTGTCGGTGAAACGCCAAGCATGACGACGCTAACCCAGGTTGCCCAGGCGATCCGGCGCTATGCCGGCGGCAATGTGACGACGGTCGATGCAAGCACGACGCTCACGGCCGACAATGCGGGGCTGGTGCTCGTCAACGCCTCGGCCGGTAACGTCGTGATCACCATGCCGGCGGTGGCAGGTGCCGGCGGCATCCGGCTCCCGTTTGCGTTCATGCGCACGGATGAGAGCGTCAATACGGTGACGGTTGAGACGGCCAGCACTGATACAATCTGGCCGAGCGGTACGTCGTCTATCTCGGTTGCGGGGCTGGGGCAGTTGACCCTCATCGGTAACGGCAGTTCGCAGTGGCTCAATAGCGGGCGAAGCGCGCCTGGGCCGGTGGTGTCTCTTACTGCAGCCGCAACACTCACGGCTGCCAACAATGGGGCACTGGTCGAGCAAAGCGCGCCATCGACTATCACGACTACCATGCCGACTCCCGTGGGAAACCCCGGTCTGCGGTATCGCTTCTTTGCAAACGGGGAAGCGCAAATCCTGGAGACGCCTGCCGGGGGATTTGATGGACCAGCTGGTAGTGGGGCGGCTACGCTGACTGTGCCAAATGGGCAAATAGTTGTCCTCGTATCTGACGGATCGAACTGGGTTGTCAGCGGCAACTATGCGGCGCTGAATGGCAATGCGGCTCAGCCGTTCAACTGTGCCCCGAACTCGAACCCCAACTCAGCTGTAACCCTGGCACAGATGCTTAGTCCGATGGCTGCATATGCATCGGCTGCTGGAAATGCAGACACCGTCACAGCAAGCGTCAGTTTTACTGCGCCCGGCCCTGGCCTGCTGCTGGGATGGGGCGCAAAAAACGTATCAAATGCAAACTCTACTGTTGGAGATGTAGACCAGCTCTACATCAACGGCGTTCAGGTCGCCAATGATACCACGCAGGCGTCAGCTAGCCATTTTGCGTCGGTAAGAATTTCCGCCGGTGGTGCCGTCTCTGCTGAATATACGGCGTCATATGGCCTAGCATTCACGGCGTGGGTGCAACTTATCTATATCCCCATTATCACTTCCGCCACTTAAGG